AGAGACATTCTCTCTTTGTCTCTTTGTTTTTTTTTGTGTCTTCAAAGACACAAACAACAGCAACAGTATTAGTAGTAGTATGACAGCAGGACAGCAACAGCAGGACAACAACAGCAACAGCAACGACAGCAACAGCAACAGCAACGACAGCAATAGAAAATCCCTAAAAAATCCGAGATGCAGCAACAAAAATCAGCCCCCCCCATCAAAAAAAAAAATCGGTTTCGATATTGGTGGGTCAAGCGTGTGACGGCGTGGAACCCCCGAACTCTAAACATCTAATAAAAAAGTGTATCTTTGGAAAATGAATTGGTCATTAGAAATAGCACTTCACTATCCTCACGAAAGGTTTATGTTAGGATGGGAAATTATGTCTCCTGATGATTATAATGATTTTTGGACAATTAGGTTGTGTTTATTTATAGTAACTTTTAAATTAGATATATGAAAAAGATAAGTGTACCACCTTCTATGATGGGATATACTGTTATGGATGGTAGATTAATTAATGAGTCACCTGAGCCTGTAATGGGTTTGAGTAAAATGGCTCAAACGAGAAAGGCTATGAAGAGAGCCGAAAAAGTTAGAATGATTGCTGAGGGTAATGAGTTGGCTGAAGCGAACATTGACTTATTTAAAAAATTTTAGTGTTTGATAATTGAAGGTGTTTCACATACACCAAATAGAAAAGGGGCTTAGTTGCCCCTTTTTTTATACCTTAACATAAATGAAATCCATTAATTAGTGTTGACTTTTATATAGTTAGTGTTATCTTTATGCTCTCTTTATGCTCTCTTTTTTTTTATAACTTATTAATAATCAATAGTTTATTTAAAAAAATGTTAAGATGTTAAGTTTAAAGCCTCGTATATGGAAATATATTATAAAAGGAGGTAAAAAGAGAGAGAGAGTAGGGAGCACATAAAATCAACATTTTTCTGATATTATTTATTTTACATCGTCAAGACTTATATTTCTATCACTTATTGTTTGCAAAAGTTCATATCTTAAATTTTTATATGCTTCACGAGTATCTTCTGAAATATTATCATTATATTTTAGTTGTCCACGAAGATATTGGTCTAATTCCCAACAAACATACCACCAATCTTTACCTTTACAGGCGAGATTAAAATCTGATTCTTCTTCAGGTAAATTAAATTCAAGTACTGCTTTCATTTTTGTATAACTAATTGTATATTTGCAAAGTAATAAAATTAAATTAAATTATGCAACAAGGATTTTCGCCAAAGGAACTTCATTTTTCGGATAAGGGACGTAACAAATTAATTGTTGGCATCAGTAAAATTGCAAATGCAGTAAAAAGTACACTTGGTCCACGAGGTAATACAGTGCTCATTGAATCACCCGAACATCTTCACGGCATCACCGTTACCAAAGATGGTGTAACAGTGGCTAAGAGTGTTTCATTATTAGACCCTGTAGAGAACCTTGCGGTTCGTATGATGAAAGAGGCAGCAGATAGAACAGCTACCTCAGCGGGTGATGGGACTACTACGGCTATTGTACTCACCGAGGCGTTGGTCAAATCGGGTACATCTATGATTAATGAAAATGTGAATCGCACCGAAGTGCTTCGCAGCATCGTGAGTGAGACGAAAGAAATATCCAAATTACTGAGACGAAAGGGTAAGAAGTTGGATTCAAAAAAACTTAGAGATGTGGCTATTATCTCTGCAAATAACGATAACGAAATTGGGAACATTATTGCAGATGTGTACGAGCAGGTAGGTCCTGATGGTGTAGTCACCGTAGAGAAGAGCAAGACCTCACACACATACTATGAGACTACGAAAGGTATTAAGGTAGATAGAGGATATACCTCACCACTATTTATAAACAATCAAAAACATGACGAATGTGTCTTTGAAGACACTTATGTTTTGGTGAGCGATGCAGAGGTGACAAGTATCCTTCAGATTGAGAATGTTTTGAAGCCAATTATTGCTGAGGGTAAGAAACTACTAATCATTGCACCTTGTGCAGTGAATGTCATTAATACCTTGGCTGCAAACGTAATGAAGAATAGCCTCAAGTTCTGTAATATCAACCCCCCCAACTTTGGGTACAAGCAGCACGAGTTGATGCAGGACATTGCGGTGAGCGTAGGTGCAACCTACTTCAGTGAACAAACAGGTGATGACTTAAGTCTGATTAATTTCAGCGATTTGGGTCACGCTGCTAAGGTGATAGTTAGCCGTGACTCAACAGTCATCATCAAACACGAGGACGATGCCAATGCAGAGAATGCCAATAAAAGGGCAGCAGAACTGCAGGAAGCCTACGAGAATACCACAAGGAAAGCCGACAAAGATTTCATCCTATCAAGGATTGCCTCTCTGACAGGTGGTATTGGTGTAGTGTATGTAGGTGGAAACACGGACCTTGAGCAGAAAGAGTTGTACGATAGGGTAGACGATGCAGTGTGTGCTGTAAAGTCAGGATTGGAAGAGGGCATCTTGCCGGGAGCAGGACTGACCTTGTACAACGTAGCAAAAACTTATCGAGACAAGCATAGTGAAAATCCTGCAAAAAAAATTGCTTACGCAATTTTAGCAGAATCCCTCGTAGCACCCCTGAAACAAATCTTAGAGAACGCAGGTAAGGATGCAACGCAGGTGTATAAAAACACCAAAGGATGGATGTACGGATACGATGTGAAGAATGAGCGTTATGGATACCTGATGAAGTTGGGTATCATTGACCCTGTAAAAGTCACACGCAACGCCCTTCAGAATGCAGTATCTGTTGCGGTAACTATTCTATCTACTAACGCCATTGTAACAATGGCAAGAACTTATGAGGATGCTAATTTATAATGAAAAATGAGAGCAATAGGAAAAAACATCATCATTAAAAAAATTGAAGGCGAGGTAAAGACCTCATCGGGATTGTTGTTGAGTGCTGAGGATGCTTCAGATTTCAGATATCAAAGAGGTGAGATTATCTTACCCGGAACTGATGTGGCACACATCAAAAAAGGTGACATCGTTTATTATGATTCACGCCAATCGTACACACTTGTCATTAAGGAAGAGACGGTGACCATTATTCAAGAACACTCTATCGTTGTTGTCGAATAAACTCGTTCATACGTTCAATTGCCTTTCTGTACCGTTTGTCGGTATACGACACATTCTTTAGGAACATAGGATTCGCTGATGGAGAAGTTGGTATTTCTTCTCCACTTAGTTTTTTATAGATAGATGTTATAACACGCTTTGCCCTGTAGGAAAGCATATACAATGCTTTGATTTTCCCTCTTCTTTCTCTGAAGACCTCTATCCAACCATCACGGAGTAGCCTATCAAATCGGTGTTCTTCCCACGATAATATATTATCAAATTCTTTGAATTTGTCTTTTGAAAAATATCCTTCTGTGTTTAAAAACAAAAGGATATCAAGGTCTGATTGCGTCAATCCGTATTTAACCTTGATAAACTGTCGTATGACTCTCCAATATTTCAGGTAGTCTTCTTTCAAAATAAGTTTAATTAAATTTAGTAACTTTGCCATAAAGATAATACTATTATGGCAGACGACAATAAAAAGACAGAAGAATCTAAAAAAGAGAATAAGTCACAGAATACTGCAGATTTATCTAATCGAATTAAAGAGATTGAAAATATGGCTATCAAAAACAAAGATGCCAAGGTTATTGCTAAACTCGATGAAGAAAACAGAGCACTGAAAGATAGGCTTGGTAGAAAGGGAAATTCTCAATCATCTACGAAGATTGCAGGATTAAAAACGCTTGGTAGTAAACCATCACTACCTACCAATGACTAAGAAGAAAACAAACCGCAACAAGATATGCCCTGCAGGAATTGCTTGGGCAAAAAAGACGTTTGATAGATATCCGTCTGCCTATGCAAATATGGCTGCGAGTAAATATTGTAAAGACCCTAATTACGCAAAGAAAAGTAAAAAGTAATATCATGCCAACAGTAAAATACAAATGCCCTACATCGGGTAAGATGAAAACAAAAAAATTCCCTTACACTGCAACAGGTAAAGCACAAGCTACATCTTTTTCAAAAAAAATGGGAGGTAGTATGAAGAATAATCCGGGATACGGAATGGAGAAAAAGTCCTACTAATGGGTGAGTTAAAAAAATGGAGAGACGAGAAGTGGGTTCGTATCGGAACTGATGGTTCTATCAAAGGGGCTTGTGGCACAAGCAAAGACAAGAAGAACCCTGATAGGTGTCTTCCATTGAAGAAGGCTCAGAGTATGACCAAGGATGAAAGAGCAGCCACGGCAAAAAGAAAGAAATCTGAAGGGGGTAGCAAAAGACAGTTTGTCTCTAATACCAAAGCAGGGAAAGTAACTAAAAAATATACGAAGCGATAATGGCAGATAAGAGCAAAATGAAATGTAATGTCGTTACCAAAAGCGACAGAGCAGGAAAGAAGAAAATGGTTAAAGCCTGTGAAGGTGGTAAAGAGAAACTCATTCACTTCGGTGCTAAGGGGTATGGTCACAACTACTCTGCTGCTGCAAGAAAATCATTTCGTGCAAGACACGAGTGTGGCACTGCTAACTCAAAATTGACCGCAAGATATTGGGCGTGTAAAAAATTATGGGGCGGACCGGGTAAAGATACAGCATCCTCTCCGAAAAACAGACAAGGAAAATATTAGTATATTTGTAGTTAATTTTTAATCATTTAAAAAATGAAATTGAGTGAAAAATCAAAAGGGTTTGGAGATACAGTCGCTAAGGTAACTCAGTTGACAGGAATCGAATCCATTGTACATAAAATAAGCGAAAAAACAGGGAAGAGTTGTGGTTGTTCTGCTCGTAGAGATAAACTAAACAGAATGATTCCTTATAATAAGTAATAAAATGGCGTATCAAAAATTACAAGGTCGAAGAGCAATTAACGTATATCCACAAGATGACGTTCAGATTCCATCTCCATCATCTAAACTGAAAGAGGGTCAGAATGATGCTGTTGTTGTAGCATATCTACAAGACAGCACCACTAATTTTTTTGAACTTAAAGTAAAAGGAGGTGATGTAGTTTACAACACAACAACAGGTGCATCAGCAAAGGTACTGAAAGTATTAACAAATGATTTGTTATTAAGTGCAGACATCTTTCTTGCAGTAACACAGAACTATGTTATTTACTCTATGAATTTGAGTGAAGACGGTCCTGTGCTGTTTGTAGGAACAGGCGGAAATTTGAACATCGTAACATCAGGTGGAGATACAGTATTGTTGACCAACTTACCTGATGCATCTTATGTACCAATTATGGTTAAGAGTGTTCAGTCAACATCAACAAGTTGTTCAAGTATCATTGCATTGTGGTAAGTGGGAACATTTATAGCAATAGCGAATTCGATATTGACAACCCTCAGTAGGGGTGTTAGAGTATTTAGTGGTCTACTTGATGAATACGGAGGTGCAGCAGCAGCTTATTCTGTAAGAAGATTAAGTTCTGATTACGCTACACCAACAAATAGTGAGTTTAGTTTTGGGGGTGCCCTTCAATTTGATGGGGTTAATGATAAGGTAAGTATTGGGCAAAATTTATCAAATGTTGGAGATGTGACACTTTCTGTTTGGTTTAAGGTAAACGCTTTTAAAGGTGCATACTTTTGCATCTTAGGGTCTGATGTTAATACAGGTAATTATCTTATGGTAAGGGATGTATCCGGTCAATTACAATGTCAAGGTTTTGGAATTTTTGGAAATAAACAAACATTAGAACCATCAACTTTAGGTATTTGGAATCACATGGGAATAATCAAAAGTGGTGCTAATTTTACCGTTTATATGAATGGTACAAATTACGGTTCGGCTGCTTCGAGTACACTTTCAACTATTAATTTATTTGGAAAATACGGAACTAATAATGCCTTTAATCCCGCAAATGGAGTAATGGATGAGTTTGTTTGGTGGAACACAGCTTTAACAGAAGCACAGATATTGAATCAATGGAATGGTGGTAATGGTAATTCTGCTAATATTGATGTTGAGCCTTTGCTTTGGTATAATTGCAACGAAGAGGATGGCTCTTCCACATTAGTAAATAGCGGAAGTGGAGGTGCATCTTACAACGGAGCATTAACCAATTTTGATACTAATGTTTGTTGGGTAGATGGCAAAGCAAACAAAGGTGCTTTACTTGAAATAAGACGTTCATCCGACAACTTAGTCAAAAACTTCTATTACGATTCTAACAACGAATTAAGTCTTAATAGCAAAGATTGGAATGGAACTACATTAAGTTCTTGGATAGGTTCTGACGATGGATTTGTTAGTACTTGGTATGACCAAAGTGGGAATGCTTATGATGCAACACAAATAACAACAAGCGCACAACCACAAATAGTTTCAAGCGGAGTTATTTCTAATAAAAACAGCAAACCTGCAATTGATTTTAGTGGTGGTAATTGGAAGTTAGATGCGAATGCAGCTGCTTCTGAGTTCGCTGGAACGGATGTAAATTTTGAATCATTCTCAGTTCTATCAGGTGATGGTTCTTCAAATAAGAGTTTTTTTTCATTGGCGGCAGCGTCAGGACTTACGACTTCGTTGCAGTTAAGGACAAGTGGAATTGATTTTTTAAGAGTTTTTATTCGTGATGATGCTAGCGCAAATAATGATAAAATTACAACAACACAAATAACAAATCAATCTTTAGTATCCGTACTAGGTACACCATCTGATTATAATATTTACGTTGATGGTACGGCAGACGCAGGAAACCCAAATACAGCTTCATTAGGTTTATGCTCATTCGCAAAAGCAACTATTGGAAATGATGCAAGAGCCATTTCAGTATATTGGGGCGGCACAATTCAGGAGTTAGTGTTTTACAATACCGACCAAAGTAGCAATCGTACAGGATTAGAAACAAACATTAACACATATTACTCAATTTACTCTCCACCAAGTGGAATTGGAACTTGGACAATAGGAACAACATTTATAATACAATAAGATGGCAGAACAAGGAAGAACAACATTAAAAGGATACTTTGAAACAGGCGACACGCCAACACAGGCTCAATTTGAAGATTTAATTGATAGTGTACCAAACACATCAGATTCAGGTGTTAGTAATACGGAATTTGGTTATTTAGATGGTGTAACCTCAGCAATTCAAACCCAAATAGATGGCAAACTAACAAATGTCGTAGAAGATACAACCCCTCAACTCGGTGGTAATTTAGATGTCAATGGTAATGATATTACAGGCAATCCTGCAATAGATGGAAGAAGGGCAATAATTGTTGAAACTGAACCAAGTAGAACCTTATCTTTAGAAGATGCAGGAGATTTTATAATAGCAACAAATGTTGATAACCCTACTACTATAGCAATACCAACAAATGCAAGTGTAGCATTTACAACGGGTACAGAAGTAGATTTTATACAAAAAACAGCAGAAGAATTAACTATCGAAGCTGTTGCAGGAGTAACTCTAAACGGAGTTGACGGTGGGTCAACATCAATAACAGCCCAATGGGGTGGAGCAACTATTAAAAAAATAGATACAAATGAATGGATAATTGTTGGTAAAATTAACGATGTAGCATGATAGGGTTAGGATTTGGTAATTTTCAATCGGTAACACAAGAACCATTCTCATTCGGCAACGCTTTAAAGCCTGATGGTTTTAATGATTTAGTTTCAATTCCAAGCGGAGGAATAGCAGTTGGTAGTAATGATTTTACTATTAGCTTTTGGTTTAAAGCAAATTGGGCATTTTCGATAAATGTATTAAGAGGTGTTGGTGGTTTTGATATAAGTCAAACTGTTATAGCCATAAACGATACCTTAACAGGTAGAAACTTTACCATACCATCACAACCTAATGACACTTGGATTCATGTATTTTTTGCATTTGATTTTTCTGCTCAAAATGGTAGAGTATGGGTAGATGGCGTAGAAAGTAGTACGGGCACTATAACTGTTAGGCTTAATAATTGTACGTTTGACGAATTAATAAATCAAAACACGCCTGCTTTTGCAAGAGATTTTGCGATTGATGAAATTGCAATTTGGAGAGGGGAATTAGGTACGCCACAAAATGCAATTGACTTATACAATAGTGGAAATGGCACTTTGGCTTCAGATGTAATACCAAGCCCTCTTGCTTATTGGAGGTGTAATGAAGCAGATGGTGCTTTAGAATTAGTTGACGAAACAGGAACTTACAACGGAACATTAACCAACTTTAGCACTCCACCCGCTTATTTTATACCTCATGGTGAAGTACCATTCTCATTCGGCAATGCCCTTGAATTTGATGGGGTTAATGATTATGTTACAATTGGGTCTAACTCAGATTACAAGTTTGCTTCGGGTGGAAGTGATATTGCTCATTCAATGGGTATTTGGTTAAAGATGGATAATACGGCAGGTTTTAGGGCTGTAACCAAGTACAATAATACCTCAAATGAAAGGTTTTATTACTGCATGACAACGGGTAGCAGTTTGTTTAATGTTTCGTTTTTTTCATCTTCAAATAGATACATTGGAAGAAATACTTCTTCTTTAGCTGCATATGCAGGTCAATGGATTTTTTTAGGATGGAGTTATGATGCCTCGAAATCTACAACGGGAATAAAAATATACTTAGGTGCGGGAGGTACATTGTCAAGGATTGACAACGCAGACTTCACTAATGGAGGTTATACGGGAATGAATGAAACGAATGTAGCACCTCTTAGATTAGGGGTTTTAAATTCAAGTTCATCATCATATGCAGACGGTGTTCAAGATGAATATTCTATATGGGATAGAGTTTTAACAGAAGCAGAATTTGCAGCCGTTTATAATAGTGGTGATGGTATCGATTTAGAATCTGATTCGGGGGATTATGCTGCATCTTCTAACTTAACTGATTGGTGGAGAATGAATGAAAGTTCGGGCAGCGTATTACCTGCAAAAGTCGGTTCAAATAATGGAGCATTAAACAATTTTAACACAGCTACTTGTTGGGTGGCACATTAATAAATTAATTAGTAAATTATGAAATACGGATACATTAATAAAATAGAAGATACACCAAGCGGTAATTTTTGGACACAATCAAGAGAAATTGAGTTACTTGATGGTTCAATTGTTTACGGGTGTGAAGGTGATTTTGACATTGAACAAGTCAAAGGTCAAATGTTTACAAAAGAAAATTTCCTAATTTGGTTAGGTGAAAACGAAAAACAAGAGGAAATAGAATAAATATAATATGTTTATATGATTTATGTAAAAACAAGCACGGTTGGAGATATTGAAACAAGATATAATATAGTAGAAAATGAGAGAGTTAAATCAGAATGCAAACATAAAATTTACAGTGATTGGTTTTGCGATTTTAGCTATGATTATAGTATCAGTAACGGGAGTGTATTTTAGTTTAAAAGGAAGATAATTTAGACTAATGGCAGCAGATTTAGTAGATACTTTAATAAATACAGGAGGAGGTGCAGGAGGCGGAGGGCTATTTGGTTTTTTGGCTGCTAAATATTTATTGAATAAAAGCGACAAGGAAATTGAAGATATAAAAAAAGAGTTGCAAAACAATAAAGATGCTGATTCTATTAGAGATACTGCTATTCAATTGCTTAAATTAGAGGTTGAAAATTCAAAACAAATAAGCGGAAAATTAGAGGCTCAATTGAGCAAGATGGAAGAAAAGTTTGAAAAGAAATTAGATGCTATATTTGACAGATTAAATCAAGGCAGATAATGGAAATAAAAATCACATTTTAATTTATAATTCGATATTACAGAAGTATCAAAAGATTCATTACAAACATTTATTGATATACTTAATTAATGAAAAAACTTATTGAGGGTAACTATAAGAAAAAAATAAAAAAGCGACCCGGTGTGCATAGTAAAAACGCATCCAAAAATAAGTGTGGTTACAAAGCAAAGTACCGAGGTCAAGGAAAATAAATTGTATGAAGTTAAGTGAATTGGAAAAGATAATTATTCATTGTTCTGCAACAAGAGAGGGCGATGATTCTATCGATGCACAAGTCATTGATAGATGGCACAAACAAAGAGGGTGGCAAAGAATCGGATACCATTTTGTTGTTTTATTAGACGGAACTATTGAATTAGGTAGAGAGTTAAAAGAGTGCGGTGCTCACACGAAAGGATACAACTGTAAATCGTGGGGCATCTGTTATATTGGGGGCTTAGAAAAAGACGGAAAGACTCCCAAGGATACCCGTACACAGGAACAGAAAGATGCTTTAGAATATCTTTTGTTCTTTTTGAAGAAATTAGCACCTGACGCAAAAATACATGGTCATCGAGACTTTGCACCAAAAGCGTGTCCAAGTTTTGATGCTACCGAAGAATACAAAGATTTATGAAAGAAATACTAAAAAAGATATTTGGAATAGACAATGTTGCCACTGAGGTTGCGGGTATTGTTGATAGGTTTGTAAGAACAAAAGATGAAAAGGCAGAGTTCGAAAAAGAACTCACTAAAATCTTTATTCAAGCAGAAAAAGATATGCAACAAAACGTCACGGAACGATGGAAGGCTGATATGGGTTCAAGTGGTTCGTGGCTTTCAAAGAATGTAAGACCATTGGTTTTATTGTTTTTGGTAGTGTCTACCATAACGATGGTGTTTATCGATGCGGGGTTAATTGTTTTTGAGGTAAAAGAGAGTTGGGTAGACCTTCTTCAGATTGTTTTGATTACAGTAATCTCAGCATACTTTGGTGGCAGGTCTTTTGAAAAGATTAAAATTAAATAATTTATAACTTTGTAAAAATCTAATAAAATGAAACTTGAAGAAAAAGAATTGGAAAGATTACAAGAGTTGAACAACGAGTTTAACCGTACTAAATTACAGTTGGGAGAAATTGAAGTTCAGAAGTCATTGATTATTGACGAAGTTAAAAAAATCAAGGCGACCTTTTTGATTGAAGAAAAGAAACTGATTGAAAAATACGGACCTGACTCTGTTATTAATTTACAGACAGGGGACGTTACACAGAGTAAAAAAGAATAATGGCAAAAATTAGTACATACCCCGTAGATAGCAGTATAAGTGGATTAGATATTTTGATTGGTAGTGATGCAGATAATGCAAACATCACTAAGAACTACAAGATAGGAGATATTTCCACATATGTCAAATCAACTCTGAATCTTGCAGTAACGCAAGTATTAGCAGCAAGTGATACAACCAACCAAGAACCAAGTGGTTTAAATGAACCATTGCAGGTAAAATTTGGTCCTGCCCAATATACAGACGATGACCCCGTTAAATTAGATAACTTTGGTAACATTACATTTAACCAAGCAGGATTCTATTTGTTTAATGGGTATGGAAATTTTGAAAGACAAGGTTCTTCAGGAGGTGTGACAGTTACTTTATTTAGAGTATTACTAAATGGTATTCAAAAAGGTCCAACAAAAGGTGTGGAGTTATCAGGCACAGGTATTATGTTTCCTTATGAACTGACCATTCCTATACAAGTAAATGAAGGAGATGTGTTGACTTGGGAGATAATGAGAGATAGTTCAGGTGTAGATAGAGGTGGACTTTATGTTCACGAAGCTAATGGAGGTTGGGAAAATGTACCCTCGTCAGATGTATTCATCTACAAGGTAGGTATATAATTTTAAATAAAATGCATATTAGAAAAATTTCCATTGGTCCTGACTACAAGTCGGGGGCGATGCACTATATAGTAGGTCAAGAAGTATTGAATAGCAAACACACTATTCATCTAATCAAATTCTATGAAGAGACTCAATCAATAAAGATTTGGATTGAAGACGATGAAGGTGTAGTTATATTGTGGAAGGAGTTCACACACACTATGCCTATTTCTATTGAATACAACATAAACTTTTAGTTTATGTACGACCTTCAGAAAGAAGTTTAAATTAAATGAAATCCATAAATCAATTTATAGTGTCTCCAATTGGAGATAGTAGGTATAATAACACAAAGAATATTGCAGGTATTGATTTTGTTGTAAATACTTCGGAAGAAGATTTTCGATTTTCGAATCGAGAAGCAAAAGTCATTGCCACGCCACTCAGTTATAGTGGACCTATCATAGAAGGGAGTACTATTTTGGTACACCATAATGTGTTCAAGTACTATAACGATGTGAAAGGTAGGAGAAAAAGCGGTAAGAGTTTTCTTAAAGAAAATATTTTCTTGATTGACTACGACCAACTTTTCGCCTACAAAAACAATGAAGAATGGTATGGGTATGATAGATTTTGTTTTGTTGAGCCTATTCCCGTAGAAGATAGTTACATCCACAAACCTTTCTCTAAAGAACCTTTAATGGGGAAAATGACTATATTGAATAAATCGTTAGAGAAACAAGGTGTCAAGGTTGGAGATATAGTTTCTTTTAAACCTGAAAGTGAATATGAGTTTAGGATTGACGATGTTTTGATGTACAGGCTTTTTGACCACGCAGTAACATTAGTATTATGAATTCAAAAGAAATAAAAAGAAAAATAATCGATGCGGGACATATGGCGGTAGAGCAACTCATTAAGGTTGCTAAAGAAGAGATTATCAAACCAAACCCTGAAGACGACTTAGCTGCAGACAGGCTGAAGAATGCTGCTGCAACTAAGAAGTTGGCAATATTCGATGCCTTTGAAATACTAAAAAGGATAGAGGAAGAGAAAGAGGCACTAAACGATGGAATGATTCTAAATGAAAAGGTAAACACGAAACAAGGTTTTGCAGAGCGTAGGTCTAAATAACGAACTATACAGAGTTGTACATAATTATGTACATAAAAACGTACTTACTAACAAGAACAGAAACAAGTCTTGGTTGTACGGATACAATGATAAGTATGACTTTGTTGTTATTTCCAAGACCGGAGAGATTGGTCAGGTAATTGAAATTTCAGGACTAAAGATTGCACTGCCTAAAGAGCCAAAAGAGTGTCTTCAAAGACACTCAGACAAAACAGAGCAGTATTGGGAACGAAGAGAGTTGCCAAAGCCACTGATAAAGATTCAATCTATTTTTCAATGGAATGAGATGCCCACTGAGTTTAAGAACAGGTGGGTGGACTATATCGAGCAAGAGTTCGATTATAGAGAAGATGGGGCTTGGTTTATGAATAATGGAGTTCCCACCTACATTACAGGCTCACACTATATGTACCTTCAATGGACAAGTATTGACGTAGGGTATCCTGATTACCGTGAAGCCAACCGATTATTTTACATTTTTTGGGAGGCTTGTAAAGCAGATAGACGCAGTTTCGGAATGATTTACCTTAAGATTAGACGTTCAGGATTTTCCTTTATGTCATCATCTGAGTGTGTCAACATCGCAACTCTCGCAAAAGATGCAAGGGTTGGCGTATTATCTAAGACAGGTGCGGATGCTAAAAAGATGTTTACAGATAAGATAGTACCCATAAATAATAGACTTCCGTTTTTCTTTAAGCCAATTATGGATGGTATGGACAAGCCAAAAACTGAATTGGCGTATCGTGTTCCTGCGTCTAAGATTACAAAGAAGAATATGTATAATATAGATAAGGACTTTATCGAAGGTTTAGATACCACAATCGATTGGAAGAACACGGACGACAACAGTTATGATGGTGAGAAACTATTGCTTTTAGCACACGATGAGAGTGGTAAGTGGATAAAACCAAATAACATTCTAAACAATTGGCGTGTTACAAAAACTTGTTTGCGTTTGGGTAGTAAAGTTATTGGAAAATGTATGATGGGTTCTACCTCTAATGCATTGAATAAAGGGGGTGATAATTTTAAGAAAATGTATTACGACTCTGACATAAACAATCGTAATGGAAATGGTCAAACAAAGAGTGGATTGTATTCATTATTCATACCAATGGAATGGAATATGGAAGGATTTATTGATAGGTATGGTATGCCTGTGATGCATAAAACCACCGATAAGCCCATAAGAGGAATTAATAATGAGTTTATCCATCAAGGAGCGATTGACTATTGGGAGGCTGAAGTGGAATCATTAAAGAATGATGCAGACGCATTGAATGAATACTACAGACAATTTCCAAGAACCGAGTCTCACGCATTCAGAGATGAAAGTAAGCAGTCTTTGTTTAATCTAACAAAAATCTACCAACAAATCGATTATAATGATTCTGTTATACCTGAGCACTACTTTACTCGTGGTTCTTTCCATTGGAAAGACGGCATTAAGGATACAGAAGTTTTTTGGTCTCCCGATAATCGTGGAAGATTTTTGGTGAGTTGGACTCCAAACAAAAATCTACAGAACAGGTATGTGGTCAGGAATGGAATTAAGTATCCTGCCAATGAACACATTGGTGCATTTGGATGTGACTCCTATGACATTAGTGGGACAGTGGGTGGCAAGGGGTCTAATGGTGCATTACACGGATTGACTAAGTTCAATATGGACGAGGCTCCAAGTAATGAGTTTTTTTTAGAGTATGTCGCAAGACCTCAAACTGCAGAGATTTTTTTTGAAGAGGTTCTAATGGCTTGTGTGTTTTACGGTATGCCAATTTTGATTGAGAATAACAAACCTCGATTACTATATCATTTCAAGAATAGAGGGTATAGAGGATTTTGTATGAATAGACCCGATAAAGTATTCAATAAACTATCTATAACAGAGAAAGAGTTAGGAGGGATACCAAACTCATCTGAAGATGTAAAACAAGCACACGCTGCTGCTATTGAGTCTTACATTGAAAAGTATGTTGGGATAGATTTTGATGGAACTTACAGAGAAGAGTCCGAGATGGGTAGTATGCCTTTTACGAGGACATTAGAAGATTGGGCAAAGTTTGATATTTCCAATAGAACTCGTTATGATGCTTCTATTAGTTCAGGATTAGCGATTATGGCGTGTCAAAAACACCTATATCAACCTGAAAAGATAGAATCAAAAATAAAAGTTAACTTTGCAAGGTATACTAATACAGGTACATTAAGTCAAATTGTTAGATGAAAGATGTAAAAATAAATATTACATCTGCAGGGTTTCCAAGCCAATTTGTTTCTGATGCAGAAAAAGCCTCAGATGAATTCGGGTTGCAGATTGGACAAGCCATTCAATATGAATGGTTTAAAAAGGATGGAAACCAATGCAGGTATTACAATCAGTGGAGAGACTTCCATAGATTGAGACTATATGCGAGAGGTGAACAATCTATTAAAAAATACAAAGACGAAATTGCTATTGATGGTGATTTATCTTATTTGAATTTGGATTGGACACCCGTTCCTATCATCCCTAAATTTGTTGATATTGTTGTTAACGGTATGTCAGATAGGTTATTCAAAGTAAAAGCCTATGCACAAGACGCATTGTCTCAATCTAAGAGAAGTAAATACCAAGACCTTATGGAAGGTCAGATGGCAGCTAAAGATACCCTTGAAATCATTCAAAAAAAATCAGGGGTTGACCCGTTTATTATGCCTCCTGAAGAACTTCCTAAGTCTGATAGTGAGTTGTCATTGTATATGCAACTCAACTACAAACCTGCAATTGAGATTGCAGAAGAGGAAGCTATAAATACAATTCTTGAAGAGAATCATTACATCGAACTTAGAAAGCGTTGTGATTATGATTTAATGACATTAGGTATTGCAGTAGCCAAGCACGAGTTCTTACAAGGAACAGGTGTTGAGGTTAAGTATGTAGACCCCGCAAACATCGTATATAGTTATACAGAAGACCCTCACTTCAAAGATTGTTTTTATTGGGGTGAAATTAAAACTATACCTATCATAGAGTTATTGAAGATTGACCCTACACTTACCAATGAGGATTTGGAAGAAGTTTCAAAGTATAGTCAGTCTTGGTATGATTACTATAATGTGGCTCAGTTCTATGAAAACGATATTTTCTATCGTGATACCGTCACGATAATGTACTTCAACTACAAGACCACAAAGAATATGGTCTATAAGAAAAAGATTCTTGAGACGGGTGGTTCTAAAGTAGTTGAGAAAGATGACCAATTCAATCCACCTGCTGAGATGATGGACGAAGGAAGATTTGAAAAAATCTCCAAGAGGATTGATGTTTGGTATGATGGTGTAATGGTTATGGGTACAAACTACCTTTTGAAATGGGAGTTGGCTCAAAATATGGTACGACCAAAATCTTCAAGTCAACACGCACTACCTAACTATGTAGCGGTAGCACCAAGAATGTACAAAGGTGTAATTGAATCTCTTGTTAGAAGAATGATTCCTTTTGCGGATTTGATTCAGATGACCCACTTGAAGTTGCAACAAGTTATTTCAAGAGTGGTTCCTGATGGTGTTTATATCGATGCCGATGGACTCAATGAAGTGGATTTGGGTTCAGGCAATGCATACAATCCTGAAGATGCACTCAAACTTTACTTCCAAACAGGTTCTGTTATTGGTAGGTCTTACACACAAGATGGTGATTTTAACAATGCAAGAGTTCCTATTCAGCAACTTACATCTAACTCAGGTGCATCAAAAACACAGATGCTTATTACCAATTACAATCATTACTTGAATATGATTAGAACGGTGACAGGTTTAAATGAAGCACGAGATGCTTCAACTCCTGACCCTAATGCGTTAGTTGGATTACAGAAATTGGCTGCACTAAATTCAAATACTGCCACAAGACACATTCTTGATGGTAGTCTTTACATTTTTAGGAGTTTGTCCGAAGCGTTAACATATCGTGTTGCTGATATTTTGGAGTATTCTGATTTCAAAGATGACTTTGTAAATAAAATCGGTAAGTACAATGTGAGTATCCTTAATGAGATTTCAGATTTGTACATCTACGACTTTGGAA